AACGGCTAAAAAGATACGGTTCCTTGAAACTGAATTACAAGTCAAAGACGCTGTTATTCGCAACCTGTTAATGTTCATAACAGAACAGAAAATTCAAGTCCCAGATACTATTCTAAAAACAATCGCTACTCTCTATGGATCTGAAAAGGAAATAAACTAACATGAAAACTATTGTAATAACTGGAAGCGCAGGTTTTGTTGGATCTCATTTAGTAGAACACTTAATTAAAAACACTGACTGGCATATCATCGGTATCGACAGTTTTCGTCATCGTGGCGATTCAATGAGAATATATCACGATCCATCTCGCTACAAAATAATCACACATGATCTTTCAACACCCATAAGCGACCGACTTATTCACTCAATAGGAAAAGTTGACTATATAATAAACATGGCTTCAGAATCTCACGTTGATAGGTCAATCACCGATCCCGTTCCGTTCATAAATAACAACGTCAATCTTGCTCTTAACGTCTTAGAATATGCTCGAAAAGTTACACCTGAAAAGTTTATTCAAATTTCAACTGACGAAGTGTACGGTGCTGCACTTAATGGGCATAATCATTCTGAATGGGAAACTATTTTACCGTCGAATCCCTATAGTGCTTCAAAAGCTGCTCAAGAGGCTATTTGTATAAGTTACTGGAGGACTTTTGGGGTTCCCTTAATTATAACGAATACCATGAATATGTTTGGCGAGCGGCAAGATACTGAAAAATTCATACCTATGATTATCAAAAAAGTTTTATCTGGTGAAATTGTTACAATCCACGGAAACGAAAACTTTATCGGTACACGCTTTTACTTACATTGCAGAAACCATGCGGATGCACTTTTGTATTTGCTTCAAAACAAAACACCAACTGCATACACTGATTGTATGAGTGAGATAATTAAACCTGATCGCTATAACATTGTCGGCGAAAAAGAAGTAAATAATCTTGAAATGGCTCAACTCATCGCGTCTTTTATCGGTAAACCTCTACATTATGAATTACTTGATTTTCACGCAGCTCGTCCCGGACACGATAGGCGTTACGCCCTTGATGGCTCAAAGATAAAAGAGTTCGGCTGGACTGCTCCCGTGCCGTTTGAAGATAGTCTAAAAAAAACAGTAGAGTGGAGTTTAAATAATCCTGATTGGTTGGTATAGAATGGCTGCTAAAAAGAAAGAGGTTGTTGAGTCGGCTTTCGATAAGCTATCCGATAAGCATAAACTTTTTGTTCTTGCATATTGCGGAGAATGTTTGTTTAATGCGACGAGAGCTTATCAGAAAGCGTATGATGCGAAATATGATTCGGCAGCTGTTAATGGTTGTGAGTTATTAAGAAATATTAAGATAAAAGCCGCTATTGAAGAGGTATCGGCGCAACAGTTCGCAGAGATGCGAACTGAAAAAGCAAAAAACGAAACTTATCAAAAAATAAAAGCCCTCAGTCAAATGTCGATTGAAGAGGTTGTGGATTTGGCGGGGCGCACGTTAGTTGTTAAAAGCCTTGATGAGATTCCGGCTCACGCGAGATATGCCATAAAGTCTATACGCTATGAAAAAAAAGAAACCGAAACAAATATCTCTGAAAACATTCATGTAACCTTTGAAGACAAATTAAAGGCTCTCGAATTATTGTCAAAGGTTCAAGGTCTACTTGAAAAAGAAGATAACACACAAAAACTCGAAATAATTGTAAAACCCGCCGTTCGTCCTGAAGAGTAACAATGGCACAACAGGTCATTGATTTCACCAATTTTTACCAACTCATAGCCCCTGTTTTCTGGGATGCTTTTGAAGCTCGAAATAGAATTAAAATCTATTTGGGTGGGGCGGGTTCCGGTAAATCGATGACCGCGTTCTCTGAAATGATTTATAACATGACAACACACGGATGTAACTATCTGGTTGTTCGCCAAACAGCAAATAGCAATAGAACTTCGACGTATTCTCTCACTAAGAAACTGATAAGTGATTTTGGTCTTTCATCTGTATTCAAAGAAAATAAAACTGAAATGACTTTTACTTGTACACTTAACGGTGCAATGGTTTATTTTCGCGGACTCGAAGATGTGGAAAGATTGAAGTCTATCAGTTATAGCGGCGGAAGTGGTATTCTTGAACGAATAATATTTGAAGAGTGTTCAGAGGGAAATTTTGCCTCGTTTTCTCAGCTTATGGTGAGGCTTCGCGGTAAGTCTAAAAACTTTTTTCAAATAATTTTATTACTCAATCCCGTTAGTTCAAGAAATTGGATTAAAACAACTTTTTATGATAAAGATGATTTTGACGTATACAAACATTTTTCAACATTCAAAGATAATCCTTTCATTGATGACGATTACAAAGCAACACTAGAAAGTTTCAAAACCATCGACGAGAACTTTTATAAAATTTATGCGCTCGGGCAATGGGGCGAAACAAAAGGACACATATTTAATAATTATGAAGCAAAGAAATTTCCTTTTGATATATCTCTCATTGACGAAACTGAAATTTTAGCGGGGTGCGACTGGGGATATCAGCACCCGACATCACTTACAAAAAGTATTATCAGAGACGGAAACCTTTACACTTTTGAAGAGCTTGTTTGTTTTGAGAAAACCAATGCTGAATTTTTGCAGCTCGTAAAAGAAACTGATTTTATTTCTAAAAAATTAAGGGTGTGCGCTGACCCGGAAGATCCTTCCCGTGTTCAAGACTTTGTGAATAATGGATATTCTTTTATTAAGGCAAAAAAGGGTGATGGCTCAGTTCGCAGAACAATTGATTATTTGAAAAGTTTTCCTAAATGGTATATTGACCCTGACCGCTGCCCCCGCCTATTGCAAGAGCTTGAACAATATCACTGGCGCTGCGATAGACAAGGCAACCCTATTCACCCCGACGAACCTGTAAAAGTTATGGATGATGCAATCGACTCGGTGCGCTATGGAATTGAGCACCTTGCTTTTATGCGCGGTCTTCCCTCTGTTCTTTCCGGTAAAAAGTCTGATGCGAAGAAAGATTTGATTGAAGCAAAGAAAGAAGAGCGGCGCAAAATCCGGGACGTTAAAAAGCAACAATTGAAAAATTTACGCGAACAAAAGAAAAACCGTTGACAAAATGTTTTGAAAATGGTTGACAGTTATTATTCAACAAAAAGGACAACACAAAATGAGTAGTGGACCTTATACGCTTTTGTTTGGTAGAAAGATTTATCATAACGAAACTTTTTTTCTTTTGTACTGCGGTGGTTTTCGTGAGCTTGATTCTAAAAAACAAAAAGAATGGAACAAAACTCTCGGACTTCCGCTACTTCTGAAAATCGAAGAGCAGCGCAAACTCGGCGACCTTGGTAATCCAAACGTTGTTCCGGTCACAGGTATTCAATTACTTGAATTTGTTAAAGAGCTGAAGTTCGTGCCGATTTTCGATAAGTTCTTTGAGCACTCACACCGTGTAAAACTCACAGACCTATTGGTCTATGAATCTATAAAAGCAAAAAATTACGAAATTGCGATGAGAGGGTAAAATGAGAATAAGAGTTTCAATTGAGTATTCAGATGAGTTCGGACAGGAGTTTTCTTCTCATAACGAAGTTGACTACACCGGAAATGATGTGTGTGTACCCTTCGAGATAATTGAGTCGTTCGAGAATGCTTTCAGTGGACTCGGCTTTGAGCCGACAATTATCGATGACTTTTACAATGAGTTTAATGACGACGAGATTTGTCCTTGCGGTTGCGACGGCGAACCTGAAATATCCATAAAAAATCCAAACGAAGAGTTTAATGGAGCCGAAAAATGAAATTCGAAGAAGCTTTTGACAAAGTACATGATATGTTCCCGGATGGGGCAAGACCAAAAGGAGACCCTAACTACCCTCGAATGCTTGCTTTTCTCTGGTCAATGCAGGCTTTGGCGCTCAAAGAAGCGGGAATAAAAAATGTGCTTGACGATATTGCCTTTATAGGACTTGATATGCAAGTTGTATCAAAACCACTATATGAACCAAAGTCAACGCAGAATGACGGTGCTGAAGACTCTAAAACAGCCAAAAAGTCAAAGAAGGGCGGTTCTGAAGAGACAGTAACCGATGACGACTCAAAATCAGCTTGATGTCTATTCTAAAGCGCTCGCCGAAGCAAAGGCGGCACTAAAGCACGTTGACAAGAAAATCATGAAGAGCGCCGGAGGGGTTCCCAAAGGCTCTCAATATGATTGGTTGAACAACACCTCTTTTAACAACGTTGTCTACCCCCGCGATAAAATCCCGGATCGACTTTTGCGAATGGTCGAGAAGCGAAACGGAATTGTCGGTTCAATTATTACTCTACGCATTCAACAGGCGTTAGAGTTTTCACATATATCTACGGATAAAGATATTCCCGGATGGGAAGTCGCTCTCAAAGATCCTAAGAAAACCCTCTCCTCTTCTCAGAAAAAACAAAAAGAATTTCTTGAAGATTTTATTCAGCATGGCAGACGAAACGATTATGTAGATCTTCTCGGGACTCTTGACGACTTTCGAACGATTATCACAAAGTATGTCCGTGACCGTATCCTGATTGACAAAATCACTTGGGAAATTGAGCGCGATAAGAAAGGCGAAGCGTGTGCATTATGGGTACTTGACGGCGCGACTATTATGCCTATACTTCCGGGCGGTTTTCATGGCTCTGTGTCGCAAGTCGGCGCGGGGATAAGTGG